TATGCAATCAGAAAGCAGTCAAAGGATCGTTTAGTAGAAGTGAAGAAACAATATGAGCTATTCCTCAACACTCCCAATATACATCGGCTACGAGGTGAGAGAACATAGAGCATGGGACGTCTGTTCCTTCTCTATTAAAGTTAATCACGAAGATTGGCTTTCACCTGGCTATAGAGGTTCACCAGACATTGAGGTTAGAAAGCTCAGATCACAAGACATACCTGAGTATGATAGGAATCTTGGTGAGCCGCAGTCAACAGATTTCACGTTCACACGCTTTTGGGTACCATATCTCACTGGGTTCAAAGGCAAGGCAATTTTTGTCGATTGTGATTTTTTATTCTTAGATGATATTGGAAAATTAGCTCAATATGCAGACGATCACGCTGTTGCTGTAGTTAAACATCCAGCTTATGAACCTCATACTGAGATTAAGATGGACGGAATATCTCAGCACAGGTCATATAGAAAAAATTGGGCTTCATTAATGGTGTTTAATTGTGAACATCCATCAAACCAGATACTAACACCTGAATATCTTAATACACACAAGCCTGGATTAGACTTTCATCATCTGTCGTGGTTGAAAGATGATGAGATTGACTCTATACCACTTGAATGGAATTGCTTGGATGGGTACTATCACATACAAGAGCCTCGTGCAATACACTACACCGATGGTGGTCCTTGGTTTGAGAATTATAAGCAGACAAGATATTCTGACGAGTGGCTAAAGTACGAATCGTTTGAAACAAACGCTAGGCTCGAGAGCGCATTAAAAAATGAATGACATTGCTTCATATATTCAATGGAATCTGAAGCAGCATAGAAGGGTCGGTATGTTTGTTTCGGGGGGATTCGATAGCGCGTTGTTGTTATATTTGGTTAACGAGATTAACAATCTGACGTTCAAGAAGGAAGAGAACCGTAGTATATTAACTGCATATACTGTTCCTAAGTATGATGGTTCATATGACCATTCACCTAATGTGGTTAAGTGGGTCAATCCAAATATTGAAATTAAGACTGTTGGTGACAGAGACTTGCCACACAATAAACAAGTTGGTAGTGGTGTAAAAGAAGTTATGGCATCAGGGGAGCAAGATCAAATATACATTGCTCATACAATAGTTCACGACTGGATGGACTTTCCTGGAGGACTGAAGGTTGTTCGTCAAGAAAACAAGTACCCTGATTTTATATTCATGCCGTATATGGATAAAGGACTAGATAAGTCTGATACTGTACGATTAGCTGATTATCTTTTGTCGGTTGACCAATTTAAAGAACTGTGCGAAATTACTCATTCATGTACACAGACAACCGGTAAGAGATGTGGTGTGTGTTGGCATTGCCAAGAAAGAGCGTGGGGCTTCAAAGAAGCTGGAATGACAGACTATGGAGATATGTAATGAATAGTATGGTTGATTATCTATTTGCTATTGAAGAGAATATTATGAGCTGTTGGAACATATGTGATGATATTGATATTGTTTTAAAGCAGCTAGATTCAGGTGATAAACCATTGTCAGACGATCAACTCGCAAATGCACTTATTGGTTTAAAGACAATATATCAGTGGAAGTTCGAACAGTTGCAAAATTCACTCGAAGATGTATTCGAGTCTATCCGTAACGAAAAGAACGCTAAACCAGAAATCGTATAAAGGATTACATAATGAAGATCTCTATCGTTGGTTGTGGATTTGTTGGTAGCGCAGTTGCATTCGGTTTTGAATATAAAGACAATGAGATTCAATTAATTGACCCTAAGCACAACACTAGTGTCAGTGATGTTAAAGACTTTCAACCAGATCTAACGTTTGTTTGTGTTCCAACACCGACAGTAAAAGGCAGAGTCGATAGAACGATTGTCGATGAGGTTACAAGTGAATTAGCAAAAATAAACAGTGGAATTACTGTTGTCAAGTCTACAATGACACCCGATATAGCTCAAGATGTATGTGGAAAGCACGGATTCGTATATAATCCTGAATTTTTGACTCAAGACAATGCACAGTATGAGTTTCGTAATCCTCAATTTCATGTGTTAGGTGGAGATTTCGATAAGTGTAAATTTGTTGCTGACGCATACATTAATCATAGCAGCGTCATGCCATGCAAGACATTTTATATGTCGATCCAGGAAGCTAGTATGGTTAAATATGCGATCAATAGTTTCTTGGCTACAAAGGTCGTTTGGTTTAACCAGCTAAGAGACTTGTGTCAATCTTGTGATTTAGATTATGACTACATTAAAGAGGTTGTTGGTGAAGATAAACGAATAAGTAAATCACATACGAAAGCTCCTGGGTTTGATCACCGAAGAGGTTTTGGAGGAGCTTGTTTTCCTAAGGATACAAGAGCTCTTCTTACATTTGCATTTGATAGTCTCTCGCACTTTACTGTACTTAATGAGGCTGTAACATACAACAATAGACACTATAGGGATAACGAATATGGTGAAACATAACATTACTAATGTTGGTGGTTCTATTGTAAAACAGGATGATAGGTATGTTGTTAGAGACAATACAACACTAACAAATCTTGTTCTTAGTTCTACCAATCTCAATCCAGACAAACAAACGACCGGGCATGGGCATGCTGGCCAAGAAGAAGTTTATATCTTTGTTGGTGGATACGGTGAAATGATATTGATAGATACAAACGGAAAGCATCATGATACACCAGTAACAAGCGGGGACATTGTTCTAATTCCAGACGGATGGTTCCATAGAGTATGTGCTGGTCCAGAAGGGTGTGATTTTGTTTGTGTGTTTGATGGTAGAAGGGGTAACAAAACTTGAAAATACTAATGACGGGTGCCGATGGTTATATCGGAACAAATCTGACAAAGTATCTTATTGGACTTGGTCATAGTGTAGACGAATGGTTGCACGATATCAAGTCGTTCCGAATAGACAAAGACTATGATTATGTTATTCATCTTGCTGCTTTGACTGGTGTAAGAAAAAGCATGGAAGACCCAGAACCTTACTGGGAGGTAAACGTCAGAGGATCTAAGATTGTATTCGATGCATGCGAGAGTAATAATATTCCACTGCTTTTTGCATCGTCTAGTAATGCAAGAGAAATTACAAACCCATATGCGTTGACAAAATATATGAACGAGATACAAAGACCACCAAACAGCGTAGGATTTAGACCGCATACTGTATATCCTGGTCGACCTGACATGTTGTTTGATCGACTAGTTAACGGTAAAGTTGACTATATTAATGCAATGCACTTTCGTGACTTTACTCATATTGACGACTTATGTTCGGCAATAGTAACAATTATGGAAAACTATGATAAGTTAGTTGGCCAAGTTGTTGATATTGGTAATGGAAAAGCAGTTTCTGTTCTAAAGATGGCGTCTGCAATGGGGTTCAAAGGTGAAGTTAGATATGGTAAGACAATAACCGAAAGAGAAGCTACGTGCGCTGATATAAAACCATTACAGGATCTCGGTTGGCAACCAAAGATAAATATATTTAATGTAATTAACGAGTTGTACATTTGATATGAATGATGTTACATTCATTATGACTTACTATGGTCAAGTTGAGAAGCTTTTGCATCATTGTAAGTTTTTTAGTTCTGTTGATGGTAAATATAAAGATCACTTTAAAGTGATGTTTATTAACGATGGTTATCATGACGCTGGGTTATTTGAAGATATACTGAATTCGTACAAAGACCAGTTTAGATTATCTGCGTATATGGTAACCCAAGATGTTGGTTTCAACAGCCATGGTTGTCGTAATCTTGGTATGCTAAAGAGCGAAACACACTGGAATGTTCTGACTGATATTGATGTATATTGGGGCCACTATTTGTTGGAAGAAATATTGACCCAATCTCTCAATGATCAAAATTTTTATGTGTTTAAGGTCAGATTCAACTACAAAGATAATGCTGCTGATTATGAGCATGTAGACTCAAAAGGGATATTGAAGTATGTTGCACATCCTAATGTGTTTCTAATCAATAAACCGTGTTTCTGGTCATCAGGTGGATATGATATTGAGTTTACCGGTCTTCGACATGGTGATAGTGAATTCTTTTTAGCATTAGACAAAGAGAAATATGATCACGTAGTATTTCATCCTACGTACGGTGATGATTATGAGACATATCCAAACATACACGTGCAAGATCCCAATAGAACAGGGTCATATATCAATCAAGCTACAGAGCGAGCAGGATACTTGAAACAAACTGTTGACTTTGTAGCCAAAAGGAACGAAGATAAAGAGAGAAAGTTAAAGAAAAGGATTATCTGCTTTCCATGGACACAGGTAATATAGAGGGATAATATGACAAATTGGAAGAGAGTTGCACTGGTCGGTGGTACGATCGGCCTGGTGATGGGCTTAATTATTAACCAAGCTCGTGGTAATGAAAGGTCACTTGTACCTGAACACGAACCTCGAGTTTATGTGCCAGAGTTCCCACGAGAGGAACTATATTGCATGGCGGAAGCAATTTATTTTGAATCTGGTAATCAACCTTTTGTCGGTAAGATGGCAGTTGGTGAAGTTATCATGAACAGAGTTTATCATGTAGGATACCCAGACACTATATGTGAGGTGGTACGTCAAGGTCCAGTTAGAGAAAGCTGGAAAACAAGACAAGATCCTAGCTTATCGGCCGAAAAAAGAATATACTATCCTATAAAATGGAAATGTCAATTCTCATATTATTGTGATGGTAAGGTGGATGAAATAACAGAGTCGGACACATGGGAGGAATCTCTGAGCGCAGCACATTTAATGTTTGATGGAAGAGTAACAATTGTTGAAGGAGCAACACACTATCACGCCATATACGTCATGCCCAGCTGGGCAGATCATTTGCGGGAAGTTGTGCAAATTCAAGATCATGTGTTTTATAAATGATTAACCTCGACAATGACTTAAACATAAAGACGCCGTCTGCATTTGCAGAGGAAATCGAGCTAATGGTTAAGGAGCTTAACATAACACATTTCGATGCAATTATTCACTATTGTGAACGTAATGCTGTTGAGATAGAAACAGTGGCATCTTTAGTTAAGGGTAGTCAGGTATTAAAGTCTAAAGTAATGTTAGATGCTCAGGATCTTAATATGGTTAAGAAGTCAGCAAGGCTACCAATATGAACGAGTACGAATGCTTTACTACGTACATGGCTTTGAAGAGACACTTTACGTCTGACTATGATATGTTCAAGTACAATGGTAAGGTTAACAATACAGAGAAGTCCAGATTTGATGTACGTAAGGACAAGTACTTTTTTTACAAGCTGTCTAAACTAAAAGATCCACGAGCATTTATGTTGGCTAATATTGTCAACGATACAAATTTCTTCCCTGGTGACGTCAAGAATATGGTCTGTCATGCTGTATATACAAACTGGCAGAAAAGACGA